AATCTTTTTCCTTTTGATTTTATAACAGTTAAACCTCTATCATTCTCAGGTATCTGAGTAGCTGCATGTGGAGCTATTCTTGTATCAATCCATAAACCATATTCTAAAGAAGTAGGACTAACTCTTCTTTTATAAGGAGTCATAGACCTTCCAAGTTTACCAGTATCTCTTGTTAATTTTTTATAAACATAATTATCCCTAATTCTTTTAATTGCACTATCTAAACTACTATCTATATGCTCATACATATATTTAGTAATATAAGAAGGCAATCTTTTTGAGAGATTTTTAAACTTATCTGGTATCTGTATCTTCTTTACTCTAACAGTTATCATCAGTAATCAGTAGGTACTTTACGGTAATTTAATAGTATCTTTTTAACTTCAGGCAATAAATCAGCAGCAAAAATAGTGTTTATAGCACCATCTGGCATTGAAACTGAACTCAATCCTATATCTTTCCTTCTTCTAAAAACAAATGCTGTTTGTAATAAACAAGCAAATGATACATCATCTGGAACACCTAATAAAACAGTTTCTGTAATAGTACTAATTCCAGTTATACCAACTGCTGTGTCTGTAGCAGTATAACCACCAGTATAAGTTACATATAACTCTCTAGGTTCAGTATAGGAAGTAGCGGAATCAAAATGAATTATTCCAAGTTCAGGCCATAACCAATAATCATCATTTATTGTCTGTGTATCATCATCTAGTACTACAGTTATTGAAGCAGATGAGTCCACTGGAAATGCTTCCAAAAAATATTTAGACCTACCTGCTTCAAAATACTGAGTACGTTCTTGTTTTTGCAACTTTCTATTAAGGAAAGTTTCAAATCTACTAGAAACATATTTTATGATAGTTACTAACAAACTATCATAGTCAGTCTTTTCAGTATCAATGTCAAGAAAGGACTTAACTGTTGATAAAGGTACGAGCATTATGCTCATATATTATCTTCCTCTTTTTCTTACTTTCTCTTCAGCCATAGCTCTAACATTAACTATGTCACGAAGAACTATTTCTTTTTCTTCTTGTTTTTCTTCTTCTTTGGCTTCTCCTGTGATACTGGAGCTGGCTTCTTTTTCTGTTTTGCCATCTTTCACCTTCTCAATTTTCCAAGACTGATTTTTTTCTACATCAGCTAAGATTTTGGAGGGGACTTCCATCCCCTCCGTCAATCTCATTTTATTGTTGAAAACCACATACCCTTTTTTTACTACTGTCTTCATGGTCTCCCCCCATTATTTATTCATTTCCTACACAGGATAATTTGTAGGAGCACCAAGAACAATAGTACCAGAAACTACTATAAAGTCTCCAGAACCACCAGTAGCAGAATACTCAACTTTACCTCTCACATACCTTGAAAGAGGTTTCATATCATGAACATCAACCTCTGTCACAGTATATGTATTGGTGATAACACAAGTATCACTGTAAGCCGTATCAGCAAACGTAGAATCATCGCTAGAATCCTGAACAGTATAAGTGATTGTTAAACCAGTAGGTATTGTAGTAATAGCCAGTGCCTCTGAATTGCTGAACACAAACACGGCAGATTCATACCCTTTTCTATCAACACCAACACCATCGACAGAAGAATTCCCTGTCGTACCTATAGTCTGCGGTGCAAGTGTCACCTGAGAAGCAATCATATTTCCCAAATCTCTAAGCATAATTAGTTACCTCCTAAAATTTTAGAGGGGAAGGTTGACTTCCCCATATAGTTACGCAATTGTCGCATCATTAATCAGACAGAATGACTCAGGGTGACGCACCTGAATATCTATAGACTGGAGAATACGAATCCAAGTCTGGTCAGTCTGGAAAGCAGTCGAAGTTTCCTTAGAAGCCATCAACTCAATCCCACCCCACATACCAATTAGCAACTCAGCCCAGTTACCAAAATAAATTTCAGTACAGTTAGTAGCATTACCTTTTGTAAGGTTTATAGGAATCTGTGTCGTCATCTTGTAGGGAAAGCCCATCCAAGAAACTAGAGCCTGATCGGAAACCATAGGCTGAATTATGTAATCACCGCCAGTATCCGTAGAGTACTGAGCAATTTTCGTTTTTACCAGTCTACGTCTAGTTGCTGGATGGAACAAGAAACCAAGTTTGCCTCTAAAAGCATTATCATACTGAAGTTCATACTGCATATCATACAGGTAATCAAAGGTAGGAGCACCACCATTAGCACCTATAGCAACAGTGTTAATACTAGCAGTATTTGCAATACCACAAGGCTCATTATCAGAACCTGAACCTCTCAAAGCTGCCAAGTCAATAGCGAGAGCAATCGTAGTAAAAAGGTCATTCCTAATTACTGCTTCTGCTGAAGGATTGGTATACTTCAAAGTTTCGTTAGAAACCTTAACCAATGCTCCAATCTTTTTTGGGGTTAGTGAAATCATACCAGTCGTCAAATCAGACGCTGTGATAGACTCATTCTCACCGACCCAGTAAGCAGTTGCTCCACCAGTCTGTTTCGGAAGCTGTACAGGAACACCACGAAGGTTATCAAGTACGGTAGCTCCCATACCCATTACAACTGATTCTGCTCTAAGCAGTTCAATATAGCCAGCAAGAATCTCATTGGGTACAAAATAACCCATTGACGAATCCTCACCTATAGACATAGTTCTCTTACGAACCTCCTGAAAAACTTCTTTCTCAAAACCAGCCGTAGACCAATCCTGAGATATAATAGCCCTAGCTGCTCTAAGTATTGAGAAATTTTTAGCCTCATCTTCCAGACCGGGAAGAGGACCAATAACTCTACTGGGAGTCATTCTGGCTTCCAAATCTTTCATTCTAGTCTCAAGAGACTTTCTAGCCATATTTATTTCTTCAATAGTAGCTCCCATGTCTGTCAAATACTTCATCTGTGCATCTAACATTTCTTTAATTTCCATAATTAAAATCCTCCTAAATATTTGTGTGTTATAATAATCTCCTTGTTCATTGTCATTTCGACTGAACGGAAAATTTAGCCATTAGTTCATTCATACCATTTAAGGTACTCTTTATATAATCTTCATCCTCTTCTATTTGTTTCTTTAAAGCATCTTCCTCTTCTTTTCTTTCCTGTTCACTTATATTATTAGATAGTTCCTCTAAATCTTTCTGTAGTTTTTCATCCTCCTCATCCCACTTAATTAATCTAGCTTCAATAGCATCAATCTTTGCACTAAGTTCTTTTATAGCTTCTAAAACCATTTCTTCTTCCTCCTCTGATTTACAACCACCTTTAGGTTTCTTCGGTTTTTTATCTTCTTCTACATACTCATTAAAATCTTTTGTTTCATCATCTTCATTAATATATCTAGTTAACATCTCTTCAAAATCATCTTTCTTAGTATGCTCCTTAACCCAAGCCTCTGCTTTTTCTCTCGTCCAGCCTTTCGATTTATCAAAGAGATAACCAGTTATTTTCTTACAGTCTACACAATAGTGAGCCTGTATTCCCTGATCTTTAGAAATGGAGATAGTTCTTATCTTATGGTCTCCATGTTTACCTTCATCAACTCCAATATGAACATAACCTTCAGTATCAGGCTTAGTTTCTATTTCACCTTCAAGGTCTTTTGTAACCATCTCAGAGAAGTCTTCTTCTATAGGAATTATTTCTTCATATTTATCCCTCATTTCATTAGATAACTGTTGATTTCCTGTAAAAAGTTTCTGCTGTACTAGCTCAAAATACTCTTTCATAAATGCATCTTCATTGTCATTCATACTCTTCTGAAGAGCAGAAGGATTAGCAGGAACTGTTACCTGAGAAATTTCTAAAAGTTCTACATCTGTATACGTTCTGCAAGGTTTCTTACCTGCTTTCACATCTTCGTCATCCCAACTTGCTGTTTCATAGCCACCAGGACGTGGAAGAAAACCTACAGAATAAGCAGCAAGTCCCTGTTTGGCAAGATGAAATGCCCAGTCTGCTTCAGCATTTCCATTACCAACAAAGTATTTAAACTTTGCTATAAGTTTATCATCTTCCACTCTTACTCTTTCAGCAACTCCTATCTGATTAAGCAAACTTCCATAGTTATGACTTGAAAGCAGGGGACCATGTTTCTTGTAAGCACCCAAACCTTTCTTCCATGCTTCTATTTTTATAACTTCTTGATACCTGTCAATAGTTTCATCAGAAACAACAGCCTCAACAGTGAAATTTTTCTCATCTACTC